CGTAAGTAATAGTACACTAGGTGATCTGTCGGAAATAAGCACTGCAGCTAACGATGATGTGTTCTTAGCTATTGATACTTCTGGTGGTGGACTTAAAAAGATTACTAGAAGTACTGTTCTTGCTGGCACTGGTTCAAGTACAGACTTAGCTAACGTTGTAGAAGATACTACTCCACAGCTAGGTGGCAACCTAGATATGAATGGTGCTGACATTGTTACAACTTCTAATGCTACAATAGACTTAGCACCTAACGGTACAGGCACTGTTGTTGTACGTGGTAATACTAACTCAGGTGCTATTGTATTTAACTGTGAAAGTAACAGCCACGGTCAAAAAGTAATTGCACAACCACACTCAGCCTCTGTTACAAACACTATGCTCTTACCTGCAGGTGCTAACTCTACTTTAGTGTCACTTGTATCTACAGACACACTTACAAATAAAACTTTAACATCCCCTAAAATTAATGAAGATGTAGCAGTCACTTCAACAGCCACAGAACTAAACATTCTGGATGGGGTTACAAGTACAACAGCAGAACTTAATATTCTTGACGGGGTAACCAGCACAGCCGCTGAACTAAACATTTTAGATGGAGTTACAAGTACTGCAGCAGAACTTAACATTCTTGATGGGGTAACTTCTACTACTGCTGAAATCAATCTTATAGACGGTGGTACAGCAAGAGGCACAACAGCCGTAGCAGACGGTGATGGCGTACTTATTAATGACGCAGGTACAATGCGTATGACTAGCGTAGATACACTTTCTACTTATATGTCTGGTAAAAGTGTTGGTGGCACAGGCATTGTTACTACGGGTGCTTTAGATGCAGGTTCTATTACTAGCGGTTTTGGCACTATTGATACTGGTGCATCTGCTATCACTACAACAGGTCTTATTTCAGGTGGCTCTTTAGATATTGATAGTGTCCTGATTAACGGGGCTACTATTGGTCATACAGATGATACTGATTTAATGACAGTAGCTGATGGTATACTTACTGTTGCTGGCGAAGTACAAATGACTACACTAGATATTGGTGGAACTAATGTAACGTCAACAGCCGCTGAGTTAAATATTCTGGACGGTGTAACTAGCACAGCCGCTGAACTAAACATCTTGGATGGGGTTACCGCTACAGCCGCTGAAATTAACTTAATTGATGGTGGAGCTACAATAGGCACTACAGCCGTTGCCGATGGTGATGGTATTCTAATTAACGATGGTGGGACTATGAGAGTATCTACCGTCCAGACTGTTAAAACATATATGACAGCAGGTGCTGGCGCACCCACAGGGACGTTAATTTACCATGCAGCTAACGCAGCCCCAACTGGTTATCTCAAGGCCAACGGCGCAACTATTTCTCGCTCAACTTACTCAGCCTTGTTTTCCGCTATTGGTACAACTTTTGGTGCTGGCGATGGTAGTTCTACATTCCTCGTTCCTGATTTACGTGGTGAATTTATACGTGCTTGGGATGATAGCCGTGGTGTTGATGGCAGTCGGGCATTTGGTTCGGCACAGGGAGATGCGTTTAAAGCCCACACTCATGGGGTTCTTTCTGTAGCATTCAGCGGTGGCGTTTCTGCCCCTCAAGCCCAAAGTGCGGGGGCTAACTACACAACCTACAACACAACATCCACAGGTGGCTCAGAAACACGCCCACGCAACATAGCTCTCTTGGCTTGCATCAAATATTAAGGAGTTAACATGAACGTATATCAAACTGACCATGAGGGCTTCTATGTAAATGCAACGGTTGCTGACATAGACCCTATGGACGAAACAAACCACCTGATACCCGCAGGCTGTGTAACTGATGCACCACCTACTCTAACAGAAGGCCAGAAGGCCCAATGGGCAGACGGTAGCTGGGCAGTAGTCACCCCTGTCGTGGAGGTAGAACCGGAGCCAGAACCAGTGGACGCTGCTGTTGAAGCTAGAGCTAAACGTGATGGCCTACTGACTTCCTCTGATTGGACACAAGTAGCTGATGCTCCGGTCGATCAGGCTGCATGGGCAAGCTACAGGGTTTTGCTGCGTAATGTCCCACAGCAAGCTGGGTTTCCAGATGTAACTTGGCCCACTAAGCCGGAATAAATAGGAATACCCAATGGACAAACGTACTGTAAGCTCTGCCCATGAGCGCATCGACGGCCTTGAAAAGGAGGTAATAGCTATCCAAACTGAAATGAGAATCCAATTCAAAGACTTGTTTGGTCGTGTTAAACGCATGGAATCCATTATGCTAGCCGCAACTGGCGCTATTATTGCGCTCTTAGTAGCGGTACTGACCAAGATGAGCTAATGATTGATCCGATTACAGCCGTTGGATTGGCGACTTCCGCATTTAATATTTTAAAACAAGGTATCAATGCGGGTAAGGATATCCAAGAAATGAGCGGAACCCTATCAAAGTGGGGTGCCGCTTTCTCTGATTTTCAATACGCCGAAGACAAAGCTAAAAATCCTCCTTTTTACAAACTTATGTCTGATAATTCTGCTAATGCCATCGAAATCTTTGCTCAGAAAAAGAAGATGGAGCATATGCGGAAAGAAATAAAAGATCATATATCATGGACTTATGGGCCTTCCGCTTGGAAAGAAGTCCTCGCCATAGAGGGCCAGATGCGGAAGATTAGGCAGGACGAGGCTTACAAAAAACAAGAGATGCTAGATAACGCGATAAATTTTGCGGCGGGGGCGGTTGTTTTCCTGTTAGCCGCTGGTGGAGTCGGGACAGTGTTTTATTATATCGGGAAGCTACAAGGTAAATGGTGAGTGACCCTTGTAGAAGTGAAGCGGCGCTGGGCTGTAATAACCAAAGATGGAATAGTAATTATAATTACGAGTGATAAACGTGTTGCACTAGCTTTTGCTGAGAAGTGGAAAATTAAAAATGACTGAGTTTGATAAAGCGGATACCGACGGCACCGGCTCTATAGATAGAGCAGAGTGGAATGCCCTAGAGCTAGAGGATCGCCGCAGACGCCTTGACGACGAAGACAGCAAACGAGATCAGCAACGCAAGATGGTCTGGTTTGCTTTGTCTGGTATGTTGATCTACCCTATTCTCATCATCGCAACTTCAGCCATAGGCTTGAGCGAGGCAACAGCTTCTTTATCGTCTATCGCCGGTGTGTATTTTGTTTCTGTCTCTGCGCTTGTGGGGGCGTTCTTTGGGTTTACTAACGTGGGGAAGAAATAATGTTAGGAATAATAAACAGCGTTGCGGGTTTGGCAGCAAGTGTCATCGACGGCAAAACGGCAGTTAAAAAGGCCGAAGCGCAGACCAAGATGAAAATTGCCACGGGGGAACTTGATTGGGATTTGGAAGCCATGAAGGCTACTCAAAATTCGTGGAAAGACGAGTGGATTACCCTACTTTTTAGTATCCCATTAATTTTAGCATTTTGTGGTGATTGGGGTAATCAAATAGTGCAGGCTGGGTTTACTGCTTTAGAGGTTATGCCTAATTGGTATCAGTACAGTTTAGGTGGAATTGTCAGTGCCAGCATAGGGATGCGAGGCGTCAGTAAGTTCTTTGGTGGGAAGAAGTGATTTGATGTGGGTACTCATCTGGATGCAAGTTACAGTAGGAATACCTGTTGAGTACTATCAATTAAACAGTTTTGATAGTAGAACGGTATGTGAACAGTACCGAGAAGACGCAGAAGTGCTAGTTACAACTACTAATATGGCCGTGGCCTGTTTAAGTGTAAGGATAAATCAATGACTTTTAAACTAAGCTCAAGAAGTGAAGCCAAGCTAGAGGGGTTAGACCCACGCCTCGTTGCAGTTGTTAAGGCAGCTATTCACGTTTCTAAGATAGACTTCGGTGTAATCTGTGGCATGAGAACTGTGGAAGAACAGCGAGAGCTTGTTGAAAAGGGCGCGTCCCAGACGATGAAATCAAAGCACCTGCAAGGTTATGCAGTAGATTTAATGGCTTATATTGGCAGTCGTGGTTCTTGGGAATTGAACCTCTACGATGATATTGCAGACGCAATGGCTGAAGCTGCGAGAGAAATAGACGTACCTATCAGGTGGGGGGCGGCTTGGAACGTGCCAAACATTGCTCAGTTTAGCGGTGACATGGAAGACGCGATGAACTACTATATAGATGAGCGCCGATCACAGAACCGCAGACCGTTCATTGACGGCCCACATTTTGAACTGATGGTGTAACATGCCCTTAAAGAAGCTCCTGTTAAAAGCCGGTGTTAACCGCGAGAATACTAGATACACCAGTGAAGGTGGTTGGTACGAGTGCAACAACGTCCGTTTTAGACAGGGCACCCCTGAAAAGATTGGCGGTTGGACACGACTAAACACTGTAAAGTTTCTAGGTGTCACACGCTCTCTTATGAATTGGGTTACGCTAGGAGGGCAAAACCTCATTGGTGTGGGCACTAACATAAAATTCTACATAGAGAATGGTGGGGCTTACAACGATATAACTCCACTCAGAACTACAACCAGTGCGGGAGACGTTACGTTTAGTGCATCTGATACTACGTTAAGCGCTGCGATAACTTCTACATCTGCCACCGTAATTGCGATTACAAACGCTACAGGGTTTCCTTTAGAAGGGTTGGTCTTGATTGGTTCTGAGGTTGTATCCTACACAGGTATTACTGATAACACGTTAACAGGCTGCACTAGGGGAGCGTCTAGGCTTGTTTCTGACGTGGCTACTAGCACTACAGCGGCTACACACAGCAACGGCGCGGCGGTAACTTGTTTTACTATTCTGGTTAATGACGCTGCTAACGGGGCTATAGCGGGTGATTTTGTAACTTTTTCCGCCGCTGCGGCTCTAGGCGGTAACTTTACGGCTCCGGTGTTAAACTTAGAGTACGAAGTATTAACTCTTGAAGACGACGGCAAGTATTCAATACTGGCAAAAAGTTTTAGCTCAACGACGCTTAAATTTACTAACGTAGCATCTACATCGGCTGACTCAGGTACTGGGGGCAGTCTAACCGTGGGCGCGTACCAGCTTAACGTGGGTGTAACTACAGCCTCAAACCTTGCCGGTTGGGGTGCGGGTGGTTGGGGTGCCGCTCTCTTTGGCACTGGCGAAACTAGCCAAGAAGAATTACGTGTGTGGTCTCAACAAAACTTTGGCGAAGACCTGATATTTGGGCCTCGCGGAGGTCGTATATATTACTGGGACGCATCAACCTCTCTAGTTACTAGGGCGTTAGAACTAACGGGATCAAACATACCTACAATACAAAACCTTATTCTTGTGTCAGATATTAACCGTTTTGTGTTTTGCTTTGGTACTAACCCGCTGGGTTCGGGCGTGCGAGACCCTATGTTAGTTCGGTGGTCTGACCAAGAAGATGCTACTAATTGGACACCCACAGCTACAACACAAGCAGGCAGTCTAAGGTTATCTCGGGGCACAGAAATTGTAGCTGCCTCTCAAGCTCGACAGGAAGTCTTGGTGTGGACTGACTCGTCTCTGTACTCCCTGCAGTATGTAGGGGCGGAATCTGGAGTGTGGGGAGCTACGTTGGTCGGTGAACAAATCTCCATAGCTTCTCAAAACGCTGTAGCCTACGCTAATGGTGTGGCATACTGGATGGGCAAAGATAAATTCTACAAGTATGACGGGCGTAGCCAGCCCCTACCCTGCGATTTGCGCAAGCATGTATTTACTGACTTTAACACAGAACAGTTTGAGCAAGTGTTTGCAGGCACTAACGAAGCCTTTAACGAGGTATGGTGGTTCTATTGCTCTGCGGGAGAGGTCGATGCAGACAAGTACGTTGTGTATAACTACTTAGACAACATATGGTACTACGGTTCTATGGCTCGTTCTGCGTGGCTAGACTCAGGACTTAGAGCCTTTCCGTTAGCAGCCACGTTTAACAATGTACTTGTAGAACACGAAAACGGGATTGATGACAACGAAACAGCCAGCGCCGCCGCTATACCTGCGTTCATAACCTCCGCTGAATTTGATCTTGATGACGGGCATCAGTTTGCGCTTGTGTCTAGGATGATACCAGATGTGTCTTTTGAAGGTTCTACAGGCAACACGCCTACAATAAATATGACATTGCAACCTTTAAACTCTTCGGGGTCGGGGTTTAACTCACCTACCTCTGAAAGTGGTGTAAACACAGGAACGGTTGTACGTAGCGCTAGTTCTCCTGTTGACGTATACACTAGCCAAATACACACACGTGTGCGGGGGCGACAGATGTCTATGAAAATAGAATCCTCTACTGTGGGCGTACAGTGGCAGCTAGGTTCGCCTAGACTTGACATGCGCCCCGATGGGAGACGCTGATGGCTAATAACAACCACGTCGTAGGGTTCCGTGCGCCAGCATTACCATACCCACCTACCGAGTACGAATCGTTTCAGTTTGAAGAGTTTAATAAAATTTTGCGGCTGTACTTTAACCAAGTAGATACCGCCTTGCGGGACAGGGCGTTAGCACGACAATCTGAAGCTATAGGGTGGTTTATCGGCTAATGGCAAATGTATATGTAAACGCTAAAGTAGACCTCACAACCACTAACGTGACTGCATTGTACACCTGCGCTGCGCTTACAACAGGTATAGTAAAGTCCATTATAGTCTCAGAAGATACGGGTAACGCAGACACAATAACAGTTACCCTGACCAACGGTACATCTGTGTTTAGCCTGTTTAAAACCACGGCGGTTGGGGCTAACGGCACCGTAGAGCTACTAACTGCCCCTCTTGTTGTAGGCGCTAGTGAGATATTGAAAGTAACGGCGGCAACTGCTAATAGGTTACATGTAGTAGCGAGTATATTGGAGGTTACCTGATGGCGACTGTGGTTGACAGCAAACAAGAGCCTCTTCCAGCCCCGACTATTATGGCTACAGCAGCACGAGAACTTGACCTCAAAGGAGTGTCTGCGGAAGCGGCGTTAGCGGCGTTAGCCCACGAGATATCCCTGCCAGACACAGATAAAGTACAGGTAGGTAACACCGTATTTTTAGGTCACCGAGGCAAGGGTAAGTCAAAGAACAAGATGGTGGGGCGGGCGTTTAACGTAGACACTTCCCGTAACTTTATAAACAACTACATCCAGTATTTAACTGTACTACGTAACAAGGGTGTAACTCATTACTCTATAGACTTTGATGGAGAGGCTCTTGTCCCCATTGCTAAAGCTATAGGCAAACGTATATCGGGCTTAAACATGCGTGCGGGGATGTCAGCGTTTGAAAACGGCGAAGGACACAGGGTTTATTTCTTACTAAAACCTGAAGGTAAGAAGGCGGACGTGTAGATGAGTTTTGTTCTTAATGCTGTTGGTGACGTACTTGGCGGTGTTACTAACGTTGTAAACGAGGTTGTTGACCTTACTACAGATACTATATCTAGTGTCGTTGATTTCGCCGTAGATGATATTATTACCCCCGTAATGGAGGGTGCTACAGATATTGCTGATACGGTAATGGACGACCCCGTTACAAACATCGCTAAAGCAGTAGCTTTTGTTTACGCTCCATGGGCTATTCCACTAATTGACGGTGCCAGCACTCTTGCCAAAGGCGGCGACTTCGATGACGCGTTAAAAGCCACGGCTATATCTTACGCTGCAGGTAAAGTAGGCGGTAAGGTATCTGCATATGTTGACCCCGCGTTGGCGGAAGCAGGGTACGGCGCTACAGTTTCTGCCGCTGTATCTAGGGGAGCAGCTAATGCGGCAACGGCAGTGGTGTACGGGCAAGACCCGTTAAAAGCCTTTGTTACTGGTGGCATACAAGGCGCTACTAGTGCGGTTCTGGGGCAAATAGATACCAAACTGACTAACATCGTGGGGGATAAGGTAGACGAGTTTGGAAAACCAATTCTTGACGAGTT